CGAGATGAAGAATTACATTTCGCTTGTCGTTTTCTTCGTTGTCTTCTTTCAACTGCAAACTGAAACAAATGTTGCGTAGGAAGTGCGAAAGAAAGAACGTAAAGTCGCTCAGACTCAAGTCATCGAGCAGTTCGACTACATCTTCTGCCACAAATTTTTTGCCGTAGATTGTGTCCCGCAGGCTTTCGTTTTCCTGCTTTACTTTTGCGATTTGCTCGAGCAATTCTGCAATTTCTTTTTCAGAATCGTCAGCCATTTTCCGGATGTTCTGAAAGGAATTTTCGACACCCTGTAGCTTATCCAGGTATTTATCTGCCTTCCGTTTCCAGTGTTGAGCAAGCTTTTCAGCCTCTTTCACCTCTTCAACCAACTCTGCTTTCTTTTTCATTCTCTTCTCCTATCTTTCCAAAAAATGCGTCAGCAATCATGCCAGCGTGTTTGATCGCCCTGTATTCAGCAGGATGGTTGTCCCGTATGTAACATTGCTTGCAAACAGCATCGCCGTTCTTGATTACCAACCCCTCTTGTAGACAGTCCTCACGGACTCCCTTATACCTACAATCCATACTGTGCCCCTTTACTATTGTTGTCAGGTGGAATAATTAGTCGTCTTTTTTGTCGTCCCTCTCAACGACATAATCTTTTGTGATGATTCCTAGTCTCTCGTCACCGCGCCAATGCGGCTTGATATAAATCGTTTTGTACACGTTCCCGTGGCTATCCCGATATTTTCTTTCGTGCCCAGAAACTTCGTGCCTTTTGACACCGTAAGGTTCTGATCTTCTTGGCATTTTTGGAACAATGACTCGCCCTTTTGTCTTAGGCAACTTCAATACGATACGATGGTGCGCGTCTCCAGGAACGACTTCTTGTTTGAATCTTCGTCCCTGGATTCCGAGATCCTTGGGTTCTTCAACGAACCACTCATAATTCATCAAGCTTAAAATGGCTATTAACCGGGCGTAACGGTTTTTATTGGTGTTGTCAGCAACTAACTCTCTTACTTTGTTCTCTGGTAAATCCATTATCAGATCGTTGAGACCCCCAGACCATCTATCTATCAACGGTTGCATGTCGTTACTGAACTCTCGGTAATTGTTCCCGAGTAACCACAACGCAAGCGTGTCGTTTTCTCGCTCACGCTTTTCTTCTTCCGTCATACCGGTAGAGGATTCATCGATATATCTTCCGCTAAGACTCCAAACACAAGTTTTTGAACTGTATGGGTGAAACCCGACCTTTTTCTTTTGGAACGTCTCGTAATAATGGTTTATCAGGTAAACATCACCAAATCCCACGTCTTTACGATGACCGACCAAAGCCGCATCCCACTGTGTTCCTACACGACGATTCTCTACCCTGCCCACGAATTGAGTGCTGTACACATGAAATGCTTGTAGCCCCTCGCCCTCGTACAAGTGTCCCAAGTCAAACTCAATCCACTGGTTGTAGTGCCTTGGTTTACCGTTGAGCATTGCTTTGTAGAGTTGGTGTTGGTTGCCTTTCACCACAGACGGCTCAAGATACTCAAGGATTTCGTTAGTAATCTCGTAAACGACACTGCTTTGGAGTCTTTGCGTGTTTTCTTTTACACCCTTTTTCATTGATGCTTTCCAAGGGGCGGGATTATGATATCGATCCAAACCATGCAAACGGACATACGGTTTTTGTACAGCGTGGATAACTTCTTGTTTCAGCTCACCAAGTTCCATCTTTTCCATCTTTTCTCCTCAAAAAACCCCGCCAGACGGCCCACCCGGACGGGAACGGGTGTTCTAAGGCAGGAGTATTTGCCTCGGCCTGTTCAATGAATCTCTTCCTCAAGTTCGAGCATATTCGCTCGATGGTTAGCCAGATCAAACTCCACCAGGCTTTTTGCCAATTCCATCTCTCGTTCAGAGATGTCCAAGGACGTTTTGTACAGAAGATTCAGTACACGCTCTGATTGTTCTTCGGTTGATGCGGTCAGTGCCATTCGTAGAGATTGCACGAAATACACAAAGTCGTTTGGGATCTCCATCATTCTTTCTCCTCTTTTAGATTTTCATTGAGTAAATAGATCGCCTTCAAGATCGTATCGATGTCTTTCTCGATCCGTTCAACACGGGCAAACAGCTCTTCAGCTTGCTCATCCGTCAACGTAAGTTTGATTTCGATCATGAATTTACTCGTTTTTTGTATGGGAACATGGGAGAGTATCGTGCATCGCATACGAAAACAAGCAGTTTTACGTTAATTCGCCTTACCTATTACACTTTTCTGGAGAAAAAAGTTTTTTGTAAAAAAATATTTTTTCAAAATGGTGTGACTTGTGTGACTTGTGTTACCAGCCAGCTACGATGGGCCTCTCAGGGGTTACACTAGGGTTACACCACCCAATAATGGTGTAACCCGCTCGCTTATACCCCAAAAACCATATATAGGGGCCAAAAAAATAAATTTTGTTGAAAAATTATTTGTTCTGAAAAGTTGCTAGTGGAAAGCGCGTTTATTAAACTCCCGAGACATGGCAGAGGCTATCAAAACAGAAACACGGGGCCGACCCCCAATATCTGAGAACACACGACTTACCGGTAAGCAGGCAAAGTTCGTAGAACTCTACTGCACACGAGAAGGGACTGAAACACTCCAAAACCTAGCAATTGAGGCAGGCTTTTCAAAGTCCGGTGCTCATACACGAGCCTATGAAATGCTGAACCCCAAGAAAAGTCCGCATATCTGCAAAGCCGTGCGAGAACGAAGGGCCGAGCTAAATGAGAAATATGCAGTCAATTTTGGTCAACACCTGGCTGACCTTGGCAAGATCCGAGACCAATCTATAGCGGCAGGCAACTATGCTGCTGCCACTGCTGCTGAAAAAGCGCGGGGTCAAGCTGCGGGATTGTACGTAAACCGCAGTGAGATTCGACACGGTAGTATCGATCAAATGTCAAAAGAAGAAGTCCAACAAGCTCTGAATGATTTGAAACGTCAACTTGGTGAAAAGGTTATCGAACATGAAGCAAACGGAGTCGAACTTCTGGAAGCGTCTCAAAAAGAGGATTGATACCAGTTACGAGTGTCCAACCGTAACCCGGATAGAAAATAGCTCAACGCCCGGCGTCCCTGACATACTGTTGATGGACGGTCACAAAAACCTTCATCTGATAGAACTCAAAGTTTGCACGGGTAACAAAGTAAATATCAGCCCCCATCAAGTATCTTTTGCAACTCGTCATGCTAACGCCCGTGTCTGGATGTTGGTCGAGGTTCAAAAGTCTGAAGGTAATAAGTGTTATCTGTATCGAGCAAACAGCGTGATGAAACTGGCAGAACATGGTTTGAAAGAAGTAGCACCCGATTTGATATTCGACCTGGCTAAAGACTTCGAAACTTTCATCTACTGGATCAAGACATCAAAACGACTTGACAGTCCTATACCATCCCATGTTAAAACCGCCTGATGTTTTTTCTTATCGAAAAGGTTTTGTCGTGGTTGTATCCAAACGAGGATCAAAAAACCGCTGGCGAACTTAAACTCGAAGATGACCGCAAGCGTCGGATGGAAACGATACGGTATTGGGATAATCATATCCGGCAGCGCGAAAAAGAATTAGGCATGGCATTTGACGACGATTGATTTACTCTATAGGATGTATCCCACATTCATTCTAATTAGGAGTAAAACGAATGGCTGAAGCAATAGACACAACAACGGTGGGCACAGAGCACGAACTTAATATCGATAGTGCTTACGATCTCAAAGCACTGGATCTTTTTATCGACAGAAAAGATGTCCGGTATTTTCTCACCGGCCTGCATCTTGATAACAAATACATGACTGCGACCAATGGCAAGGTGCTGTTACGAATACGGCATGACCAGGATCTAGGTTTGGGGGAGGACGGTATCGTTGTGAGCCTGCCGAAAGTGACAGTTAAAGCAAGTAATCCACAGTGCAGCATATCAATTGAGGAAACCGAAACTCTGGTCCCGCACGGGCACGGTACTGTCACTGAGTATAGTCGGGTGGCTCGATTGTTTATAAACGATACGGTACACAAGCTTGAAATAATAGACGGCCAGTA